CCATGAGCCGTATAGCTGATGTAATGATATTGTCAGCACGATTTTCCAGCACATGTCGGCGATCACGCTCGACATACATGGAGTTTAATTCTTCTAATATGCTGCGTGTCTTTTTCTGCATCTGAGTAGGACCTTTTTATTATTTATTTGTAAATGTTGCGTAGCTTATTTTGGAAATATTTAATCACTGCGTACTTAATGCTTTAAATATCCAATATGCTGCATACTCATAAAATTTCAAGCCACAGTCAATGGCAACCATTAAAAGAAGTGCTGATAGGTGGCAGTTATCCTGATCATTTCTATCAACATCTTGGCAATAAAACTCATGATATTTTTGCACGTATCACTGAAATAACTCAACGGGATTTTGATCGTTTAAATGCAGTGTTGACAGCACTGGGAGTTTTGGTACGTCGTCCTGAATTTAATCAATTAGATCACTATCTTGATGATCAAGATCGGTTGCTGAAGCCGCCCATCAGTCCCTGTGACAACTATCTTGTGCTGGGCAACACCCTTTATATCAATCCGCAATATCCCAGCGGTGTAGATCCATATCAATCAGCTCTTGAGCAGTATCAACAAAATCAACAAAATGTACACATCATTGACAGATCAGGGTCAGATCCCTGGGCCTGGGTTATATTTCCCAGTGTAGTACGTGCTGGCCGCGACGTTCTGATTGACTACAACCCCCATGATCCTCGCTCGCACTCAGGAACCATGGCAGTGGCCACACAGTTATCCGGCAACTATCGTGTACATCTCAGCGGCACAGGTGATCACAACGATGGCGTATTTTGTCCCATTCAGCCCGGGCATATATTCACTTCGCACTATCGTTCAGTGTATCAACAGAGTTTTCCGGACTGGAAAATTTTTCATTTATCAGACACCACTGTCAAAAACATTCAATATCTTGACACTCATCAAAAATGGTGGTTACCGGGAATTGACTATGCACATTTTAATCATCAAATAAATCAAGTTGCTGAAACATGGCTAGGGTACCCGCAAGAAACTGTGTTTGAAGTCAACATGTTGGTTGTTGACGAAAAGAACATTGTGTGTGGAGCATATGATGCCGCGGCATTTAGATACTTTGAACATCTGGGAATTACTCCGCATCTAGTGGATTTTGAATCACGATATTTCTGGGACGCTGGCATACACTGCTTGACTGCTGACATTTATCGTGAAGGTCTTTGTGAAGATTATTGGACTGGGCGTGGTGACAATGGTGTTTACACAATATCCGAATGGGACTGACTAGCCACTTTTGATTTTACCCAGCAACTGTTTGAGCTTGGCACTTTGTACATCGGCATCAATGCGTGGAGTATCCGCTTTTGGTTGCGCACGAATCATTGGTGGTGCTGTGCTGGCTTCGTCACTGTCGGCGACTGTGCTACGAGCTTTGATTGAATCCATGATGGCACTGGGCTTGCGGAACGCACTGGCTGCAGCATCGTCAATGCCAGGATCAGTGATACGCATGGTTTCAATGTTGTAATCTAAATCAATCTTTTGTCCTACACCAGTTGAACTACGCGACTTCATACATTGTATCTGATACTTGCCACGCTCTTTCATTGCACGACTAGTAAAGATACCAAACACATTGTCAGCTGTGTTAATCTTAGATATACCACCGGAAATATGGCTATGGTCAAATTCAATTTCTTCCACCGCACTACGATTCAACTGTGATGCTGTGACCATTAGTATGCCCAGCTCTTTGGCCAAGTTACGTAGTTCTTCACTCACATACTTGTCCTTGACAAACAAGTCATTGGGAGAAACTTTGGCACTCACTGGCATCAGCAAGTCCAAGTAGTCAATCATCATAAAGTCCACACGTATGCCTGTTTGTATCTGCACTTCTTTGAGATAGCTGCGTATGTCATTGACATTGCTCTGTGCTGGCATGCCCTTGACTCTATACTGTCCAGACTTCTTGCTCACTAGTTTGACTTTGAGAGTTGTGGTGTCAACGTCTTTGCGTATGTCCTTGGTACTCATACCAGTCAACATGGCATCAGTTCTCAACGATGTGAGTTCTTCACTGAGTTCTAATGTAATGTAAACACCACTGAGTCCGGACTGTAACCAGTTCAGCGCAATGTTCATCATCACCAGCGATTTGCCTGATCCCGATCCACCGGCAAAGATGTTTAATTCGCCTCTGCTGAATCCACCATACAGCAAGCGATCCATCTGTGGCCATCCTGTTGATACTTGACCACCTGAATTGAAATATCTATTGATACGATCTGTGGGATTGTCAAAGTAATCTGTGCCCATGTCTTTTGTTAAACTAATCTGCACAGCATCTTTGATCAGCTTCTCTACGGGATCATAGTCGCCCTTTTCCAACAAGTCTGCGGCTTTTAAAATTGCACGTTCTAATTCTTGACGTCGAGTAAATGCTTCAAACTCTGTCATGAACCATTCAAAGTGTCCCTCGTTGAGATCACCAATGGGTCGGAGTTGAATGCCTGTGGTGGCTGCTATCTGTGTGCGGTCGGGTAGAGTTTTGTGTTGGTCGCTGTGTGCTTTGATAAACTCAGCTGCGGGTCTTAAACTACGATCAAAGTTCTGTGGGTTATAGATGTTTTGAACACGAACATAGCTCTGCGCATCTTCCAGCATCATTTCCAAAAACAGTTTTTGTACGTCTGTGTTATAATCTTTTATCATAGTGTTGGTATCGCACCCAAGATATACCTCTGTGCTTGAAAAATTTCTCCCGAGTGTCTATATAGCATGAATAGTTTGATTACCCCATCAATGTCTGTGGTCTTTATGTTTTTTCGATAGTCATACATTGAAAGTCCGCGCCAGCTGTGAGTTTGGAAGTTGCTGCAATGCACTGCCAATTCATTGTCCTTGGCAACTGTATTATACGGCACATTGTACTGTGATTGCAACCATCGCATCAGCGGTTGGGTAAATCTGCTGTGTTCGGCAAATGCCAAAGCCACAAAGTACCAACTGCCGTAGATTTTATCCTTGCCCACATCAAACCCACACATTGTGATGTCGTCTTGAAGTATTTGATCCCATTGCTGACGTACTTGCTGATAAAACAATGTTGTGACGAAAAAGTTTTCGTAAATGATTCTTGTTAATTCTCCAAAACTCACGTTGTGATGCTGTTGTATCCACTGAAATGTGCGACGATAATAACCGCCCTGTACAACCAAATTGTAAAAACTGGTGCTCAACAACATCTGTAGATATTGATTCTTTGTGTAGGAGTTGGTTTTGATCACTACTTCATACTCTGCACCAGTTTCATCATAGAACCAACCATTTTGTTTGCTGATGGTTTCAATACCAAACTGTCGACGATAGTCTGCGGCATAGGCCGGAGCTTCAGGCAGCAGCAACCAAGGATACCATTGAATAGAAAGTTTGTCCCGTGCAAACACCGATAGCTCATGATAGAACTTTGTTAGATTGATGCCCGGCAAGCCCAGAATTATTTCGCCGTACATGGGAATTTTTCTGTGTTGTGCTATGGGCTCAAATGTTGAGATCTGACGATCATAGGGAATGTTGATTCTATCTATGTTCTTCAACACCACAGGATCAAGACTCTGTATGCTGATCTTAATTTCATCATGGTGACTGAGATGATGTTCTAAATCTATTTCCACAATACGCTGTACATCTTGCAATCGGTTTTCAGTTTTGGCAAAGCCGCCATAGAACACTTTGAAATCAAAGTTGGCAATGTATTTGATTATTTCTATGTCCCTCTCACCGTAAATGCCAAAGTTAGCATCGGCTAGATACAACATGTGCAGATTCAACGACGCCAATGCACTGACATCTTGTTTGACTCTATCCACTGTTTTCTTGATCACTGTGGTGGCAATACCTCCGCCCCAGTCACAGTAGGTGCAGCCATAAGGACAACCGCGTGTGGTTTCAAGTATGCTCATTAATCTACTGCTGGGGAAGTGCTGTGTTTTGTATTGAATAAATTTTGATATGTCATCGTATTGTGCAGAAAACGCCGCCCAGTCATAATCAAAATCTTTTTTCTCGTTGCGTTGCATAGTTTTAGAACTAGCAGACAACAATCGTGATTGTCCACGGGGATAACGCATGTCAGTGACCTGTGCCCAATCAACTACCCCGTCATGGTAATTGTCTAGCATTTCTTTGAAACACAATTCACCATAGCACTCGCCAGGCAAACTGGCATCAATATAAGGATGCTTCCGGAACCAATCAATGTCATGTTTGAAGTTTTGATGCGGGCCGCCTGTGACAACAATACACCGGGGTGCAACTTCTTTGATCCAAGCAGCGATGCGCAGACTTAGTCTATAATTCCAAACATATAGACTCATGGCAAATATGTCAGGTTGATATTCTAAGAACAATTCTTTGATGCGTTCTTCGTTGTTGACATCATAGACATCAAAGTATGCAGGTATCCATTCCCAGTCCTGGGGATGATTGCCATTTTGCTCGTAGTAGGTTTTGGCGTTGGCCCACAGCACCGGTAACCAAATGTCATCGGAGAATCTTGGGAAATTGCAGATAGCAATGCGTTTCACAGATTGAGTTCTTGTAGAGTTTGTTCTTTGATAAGTCTAAACACATCACCTGACAGGATGTGATTACAATTATGCCACAGTGTATCTTTGTAGGCGGTCATGATGCTTTCTAGTT